TTTATTTTTACATTTGTTCTTACTAAATACTTTTTACCCGATTTGTAACTTTTTAATAAAGAATTAAAGGCTGTTTCAATATCATTCAAATCCAATGAATTTTGAAACCAATCATCTGATTTTTGATGAATAAGATTATAACATGTTATTTCTAAATTCTCAATCCAAGCAATGAATTCCGTATCATTATAATCGAATACCAAATCACAATAAATTTTTTTGTTAATTTTAACAAATCCCTGTTTTGTTAAACTTTTTGGTGTTTGTATATAAAATGGTTTCCCATTATACAATAATTTTGTAAAATACGCGCCTCCCTGTATACCTGTTGGCGGTGCTAAAGCTAATTTAGTGAAATCAAAGTTAGATTTTGGCTCTATTATATGATCCATTAATTGTTCTTTAGAAATTTTAACTCTAAATAACACGCAAAGCTTGAGTGGTTAAGTTCACACATTTTTAATATAAATATATATCAAAAAATTTATGAAAGAATCCTTTATTCAGCAATGTTTAGACATTTTAAAGAGGGATGATGTAAAAAATGAAATGAAGCTTGTATGTAAACCTGTTATTGATTTCATTTTTTATGAAATAAATCCGTATATTTATATTACTGTTGCGCTTGTTTTCATGATTTTTATAATGATTTTAGCAATACTGATTTTATTGATATTAATTCTGCGTAATAAATCTTTTTTTAACAAAGGTTTTTGATATTTTCTCGTGTGTATATATAATGGGATTTACTAAAGGTGGTCGTAAACACAGACGTGGTGGTCAGGTTAGTAATGGCGATAGCATGGGTAGCACAAGTTCGGCTCCAGCATCAGATGAAGAATATCCTAGCTCAATGTCTTCTACACCAATGTCTGGCGGAATGCATAAAATGCGTGGTGGTCAATCTGCTGCATCTTTTCAGGCAAACAACGTTGGCGGTCTTGACGTGCAATGGAAGAATGTTTTTGATAATTCTCAAACTATGACTGCCCCAACAGGAAATGGACTTTGGAATGTTGCTTTAGATAAAAATGTTGCAAATACACACATTGACTCAACATTAGGAAAATATTTACAAGGAGGCAAACGCAGATCTAAAAAGGGTGGCCAGGGTTTCAGACTTCGAAGTGGCGGAAAACACCGCAAACACCATTCTAGAAAAGGAGGCAATTTAATGGGCGTAGTTGGACAGGCAGCAGTTCCTTTTGCCCTTTTAGCATTGCAAAATAAATATTCGAAAAGAAAACATAGAGGCGGACGTAAAACAAGACGCCATCATCGAAGATAATTTTTCAAAAAATTCATAAGAAATCATATAATTTTTTATGAATGTAAATTTTTGAAACTAATGATAATAATAGTTATTCAAGAAAATTGTTTTAAAAATAGCTTAACATTTTCGGCATATTTATTCTTTGGATCGTTATTTTGTACTTCATTGTGTTGTTTATGCAAGTTGGGGTTTGTATTTCTAAATCCTGTCCCATCATCCGCTTCTAATAAAATTTTTCTTTTCATATAAGTTTCTTCGGATTGATTAACATAATGCGCAATATATGCATGTTGCTCGCAGTACTCTACTTTACAAGGGTTGAAAGCATAGCAACCATTGACAGGCTCCATTATTTTATTTGTTATTGTTATCATATGCGATGGATTATAAATAGTAAACCAGTGCGGATTACGAGCATTAATTACTTCTTGCGGTCTTACAAACGTTTTCACGTGATCATTTGGTATTAAATCTGATTTGGTATAATTTTCCAATATCAAACCTACGGGTTCTTTGATATGATTGTTTGTTCCAAACATTAACCAATTAATAGATAAAGAATGAGCATAACTAAATTGAGTTAGCATTCTTTTTACGCCTCGGAACGAATTTAAAATTAAAAATTCATCCGCATCTAAATATAGCATCCAATCAAAATTATTCTGTTTTGCTATACTTACAGCCATGTTCATTAGCCTTAACTTAACAGGATTTTCAAACTCTACTCGCAAAATTTTTACTCTTTTATCAAAATTAGTAAATTGCGGCTCTATTGGAGGATCCGATTTATGATCAAAAATGCAAATAGCGCTAAAACCTATTAATAAATGGTGTGCAGCCCATTCTTTGATATTTTTTTCATTTCTTGCATTAGTAAAAAGAATTACTTTTTTGCATTCACCATAGTTTTTGTTATTTGATTCTCTCCTTTTAAGGTTACGATTAAATTTTTGGTTTCTAATATTAAATAGGGTTGGTGATAACATTTATATTTTTAATATAACCAATATTATATTTTATTTTATTTATCTTAATTATAAATGAGTTTTGAAGAAAAAATACAGCAATGGGTAGCACTAGATAATCAATCAAAAATTTTGTATGAAAAGTTACGCGAGATTCGAGAGAAAAAAAGTAATTTGGGTGAAAATATTAATGATTATGTTCGCGAGAACAATTTATCTAATGCTGTCGTACAGATAAGCGATGGTAAGTTGAAATTTGCAAATACAAAGGTACAGCCACCACTTACATTTACATATGTTGAAAAATCTTTAGGAGAAATAATAAAGAACGAATCCCAAGTAAAACAAATTATTGCGTATTTGAAACAAAAGAGAGAATACAAAATTGTACAAGAAATAAAGCGGTTTTCTAATAATTAAATTTTATATTCTCAGATTATATGACAGGGAAAAAAAATAATGATCAATTACAAAATAAAGAAATAGAAACTACAACCGATCAGGACGATTTTGTTATGGTAAAGAAGGGAGGTAAAATTATAAGCGGAGGATTTGACGTGAATTCTATACTATTAAAACATAATCAAAGTCTGATGTATACATTAAACCGGCAACTAGGAGGTGGATTATCTACAGATGTATCCGATTTATTTAAAGATTTAGCAGTTCCGGCTGGTATTTTTTATCAACCTTCTACAAAGATAGGAAGTATTGGAGGCAGTAAACAAGAGAAAAACGTTATTGGCGAAGAAGAAGTTGATGACGATCTTTATGAAAAATTAGTAAAATTAGCAAGCATTCAACAAGAAAGTTCGAGAGAAAAAAAACAACGCAAGGAAACAAAAAGTGCAAGATCAAAAGACCCTAATAGACAAAAATTTACGAAAAAAAATAAAGTAAATAAATAATAGACGATGATATATTTTCAGACACATAACCATATTACAGATTCAGGACCAACAAAGTTTGATAAAAATGATATTTCTAAAGAAAAACTGCTTGATTTTACTTTAGCTGAAGATTGTATTATTTGTCTTGAAAAAAGTAATGAAAAGTTATCAGTATTGGTAAAAGATGACAATTTTGATTTTGAAAAAACCTGTGAATGTGATTGTTACGTGCATGAAACTTGTTTAGATGAATGGTTGGAAAAAAGAGATATGTGTCCAATTTGTAGAGATAAATGGCCTTTACTACTAGCGCACAACATAGATGTCGGCAACAGAGCGTCCTTGTTTTTTGCCTTTGACGATGAGAGAAGAACGACTATTTATATGTTTTGCTCTCGAAACGTATCGCGTCTTTTTTGTGCTATTTATGTTTTTTTCATACTAGACTTTATTTACAACCTAACAATATACATTGTTTTATTTTTAGGACATTATAAATAGAATTCTATAAATAGCGTGCTATACTATTATTTTGATATATATTTGAAATACCAAAATAATAACATAATAACATAATAACATAATGTAAATTCAAACATAACTTACACCCTACTCCATGAAGTGTAATTAAAAGGAGAAACCAAAATTTGATCCAATTTATTTTTCCAATATCCTACTTGCTGTTCCAAAGCTAAATCTGCTTGTGTTTTAGGATAAGGGGTTGTTACATCCATCAAATGCTGTTCTTCTTGATTAATTTTAGGTTTGTGGCCAAAACAATTTACACCAAATTTCACTAATGGGTTCGCAATATATCCCCCATTGATACCAGGTCTACCACAATCATGTTCGTGACCCTTTATTTTTTGCAAATTGTTATAAGTACTTTTTTGTGTAGGATAGAGCGCCATTTGGTCAGCAGACCAACCATAGTTGCACCATTCTGCGCCATCATTATAAGCTGATTCAAGTTCATCGTATGTTGCTAAACGTGCGCTATATGCAGAACATAATGCTTTTGCGTCGCCATAACCATAATGATTACCAGGTATATTAAAGACTTGTTTTTTTCCTGTAATTTCAGCGATTGATGTTGATAATGAATCTGTTGATAATGAATCGCTTGATGAAGCTTGGGAAGAAGAATTTAAATCATTAGCTTGTTGGGAGTCATTTTCTTTAAAAAGATTTATATCAACTTCTGGTGTTCCGGAGAAAACATTTTTTATTGATGCAAAAATATTAACGCCAAAAAAATATTGTACACCATTTATTAAGAGAAGAACAACAAATACAATAATAGCTATTATTATAAAAATATTTCCAGTTCCGTTGCTGACACTATTTTCAGAATCGCTTGACGCTTCATTAGAATTTTGTCCTAAACTTAAAGATACTAAAACAATAATAATTGTTATTAATGCTAAACCAGCAAATACTATAGGATTCATGAAAGAATTATTAATATAATTATACATATTTAAAGGTTGTGTTGTTGAATTAGGCGATACCTCCATTAATATATAGTTAGTTAATAAAAACTGGATTAACTATTTTATATAGACGCTCTTTTTCTATAAAATAAACAATACGCCTGTGTAGAAACTAAATCTAAATCATTTTGTATTTCACGTACATTTGTATCATTAAAATGATACCATTTACCATTCGCGTTTTTTACATGTGATGTATAATGACCACCAAGAGTTCCACCGCTATGATTTGCAATACCATATAAATCATAAATATATGATTCTTTTTTATATCCAATGACATATTTTGATAAGTCTAAATTCTCAATGGGAAAAGTAACCAATATTTGATTTTTGTTCATCGGATTCATTGGATTAAATCTTTTCAAATCAATAGCTAATATATTTGGTAAACTCCAATAACTAATTTTCTTTTTTACATCCTGTTTTTTCCCTGTTTTTTCATTGAACCAAGCATTATCATCTGCTAAAGTTTCACCCTCCACATACAAATCAAAACAATCGTATAAACTTGGGCTTTTTGTTTGAGGTATGGACAGATTAATCATAAAATATGGCTCTGGACTACTTGCAAGTACTGAACCATCTTCTATCGAAATAATTTGAGAGACATGAATACCATAAAACATATTCCAAATCTCTGAATATTCTTTACTATACATTTTTTTTATCATTTCAAAACAATCTACTGCAATCTTGTCAGTATCGTTCATTGAATTTCCTGTTATTGTCATGTTTACTTCTCTCGATAGTGACATATGAAAACAATCTATTAAAAAAAGTAAAAATTCGGGTAGATCATTTTGCGCATAACCAGTAAAGATGTCTATTTTTTTTATAGATGCTAATTTTTGAATTGTTTTTATGAATTTTCCTGGAGATATAATACAATTTTGAGACCACATCATTTGTCTTAGATTATCCCATTCTATCAAAATGGCGGACTCGTATTTGTTGTTTAATTTTTGTTTATATGTCTCTTTGCTTAAAAAATCATTTAATTCATATGTATGTGATAATATTTGTAAACAAGAATTTACAAAACAGGTATTTCCAAGATTTGCCAAACCAGTAAGGCCATTTCCTTTATAAATTTCAATATCAATATTTGTCATAATTGATATATACCCTAAGAATATATTTAAACAGATTTTCTTATATAATTAATATGTCAAATCTAAATCCAAATTTAAATCCAAATACTAATTTTATTGATAATAATCAAAGAAATATAAGTGTTCAACAAACCTTTGATAGGGTTGTTTTTAATGCATATATTGATATGTATAATGCTACATTGAGAGAAATAGATCGTTTGAATTCTGTGTTAGAAGACATTAGGAGTTCCATTCAAGCCTTGGAAACAAATCATAGAAATATGAATTTAAATGCAAACAGAAGAAATAATCGTAATTCCTTTCAGGGTGCAACGAATTCAGGAAACAGCACTACAGCCCCAACTCATAGGGCAATGGATATAAGTTATAACACTAATCCAATCCCGCTTCAAACCAATAATGCAGGACCTGCGCAATCAAATTATGTTTATTTTAATGGTAGATATTATACAATTGATTATATAATAGCTGATCCACAAACTCGAACTAGGCGAATGGATATTTCAGGCAATACATTCTTGAATGATATTATGGAAAATTTTAATGAACCAGTAAATGTAAGACCTACATTAGAAGAAATACGAAATGCAACAACAAATCTTGTCTATGATTCTATCATAGAGCCAAGAAATAATTCATGCCCTATTTCACTAGAGAGATTTGAAAATCATGCAAATGTTACACAAATTAGACATTGCGGTCATATTTTTACTCCTAGCAGTTTGAACACTTGGTTTCAAACGAATGTTAGATGTCCGGTTTGCAGGTACGATATTCGCAGTGATACTACCAATCAATCAAGTGATGAGCCAATTGCTAATGTTTTACCGAGAGAAACCGAAACCAGAACCGAAGAAATAAATGAAACATCAAATCAAGAGACAAATGAAACATCAAATCAAGTACCAAATGGAAACTCGCATGAATTTAGAGTGAACAATGAAAATATTTCAAATATCCGTTATACAGAAAATGGAGATATAACATTTGATATTTCTGGCAATGCAATCGCAAATTTGGCAACGCAAGCATTAACAGATTTGATAAGAGGAAATATCCGAAATGAAAATATGAATATAAATAATTTTCTTGATCCTTCTCGCAATCCTGTTTTACTATTTGAAAGTATTTTCACACGTGGATTGTAGCAAAAAAATAATATTTTATTGTTTTATAAATTAAAGTATTATTTAAATTTTCTTAGCTACTTTTTATTACTTACCCTTTTTAACAAAGAACTTTGTCAGGGCTTGATTGTTTTGTTTTTCATTTTGCGTTATTCTCAAGTATTCGTCAAACAGCAGCGCTTTTACTTCTTTGTTTCGCATTTGCTCCAATTTTTCTTCAAATTTGTCTTCGGTTGTTGTATTTCGCAAAGTTTCAATATCTCTTTTGAATGTCTTCAATTTCCCCAGTTTATTTTTCATTACCCAGATCTTTTCTAAGACCAAAGCAAATACTTGCTGGACCGGTTTCATAATCTGATTCGTTATGTAAAACGAATAATCGATCTTCAAATTGTTTTCTAGAATATATGTTGGGGTTTCAATTTTGTCTCCCTGTAGTGCTTTTTTGTCTGGATTGTTAATGTATACAAATGGTATTCTGTCGCCGGAACTTGGTTTGTTTCCTGGATCTCTAGCCGTCATTCTATCGGAAAGGACCTTGTGTGCGATTGATTTTGGATTTTTGTATCCTGAACGCAGTGATTTGCTAATAATCAGCTTCTCAATCGGATAGTTTTCTTCCACAATATTTTTAAGACACGATTTTAAAAATTCCATTGCTTCATTGATATCTTGTTGCTTCATCAAAATATCTATGATACCCCCATATATATCTTTTACAATTGGC